CCAGAAAGGGCAGCAACTCCGGATGGGATGACATTAGCCTCGAGTATGTCGGCATTAGTGATCGATTGCGAAAAGGTATATTGTCCAAGATTATCTGCCAACACAACTCTTGTTCCGTTGTATGGTGTTCCGCATCCTGTGATGATGACTGATTGTCCTTCGGTAAATTCATGGATTCCTAGTGTAGTAAATGTAGCAACATTGTCTGACAATGAGGTTGCTTGGATAGGTGCTTTGAATGTAACTAGCATTGGCAGAATAACTGTTTCTGCGGTGTCAATAATTTGGTTTAGGTAAGCATCTGAATACAAGGAAGATGACACACCAAGCACAGAGCGCAATTCGCTTGCGGTAATTATGGTTGGCATGTCATCTCCTTTAGTTCTCCCATTATTAGCTGCCTACCAGCGGGAGCACTAGTAGGCATTAAGGGCTTAATTAGTTCTTGTTGAACCAAACTGCGCCACCAGCAATTTTAACTGCAAGTGCGCCGTAGCCATAGTAAGCAACAGATACTTGACCTGTAGCTGTGATATCTGAGCGAAGTGTTAAGCGTGGGCTCTCATACCATGTAAATGCATCTGGATTTACTACGATCATTGACTGATCACCAGTTGTGTATGCATCAAGTGAACGAGAAACATAAAGATCCAAGCCAGCAACATTTCCACGAAGTGATGTAGGAACTACATTTCCACCTGCGTTTTGTGGTTGTGATGCATTGTAGATTGGGCGACCTGTGTCGTTGTAGCCCATGATGTTGCCCCATTGGGTGCTGTTTACAATTAAGTTACGAGCAAATCCAAGTGAACCAGAGTAAACAGATGCAGCAGCACCTGATACATAAGATAGAAGTCCAGTTGAAGTGTTGTCAGCTGTTGCTGTTGCTAATGCGCAAGATGATCCTAGAACTCCTGCAACATAAGCATCTGTGGTCTTTGCATAAGCAAATTCCATTTGACGAACTAATTCATCAAAGAATGCTGGTGAAGAACGATCAAGAAGTTCAACTGAGAATGTTTGTCCGCCAGCGAATTTCTTAACATCAACAGAAACGAATGAAGAAGTCATGTCGGTTGTGTCGATTGCTGCTGCCTCTGCCTCTAATGCAGTTGTTGGCACAGCTGTAATTTTAGGAATTTCGAATGTCATGCCAGCAGCAGGTAGAGCACCGCGAGATAGAGCATCGATTAATCCACGATCAGCATTTGATAAACCATTGATGATCTCTGTTGATTGTGGTGTTGGAATTAAGCCAGCAACTGTTCCAGTTGTGTCAGCAGCCATTACATATTGACGGCTTTCCTCTGAACCTAATGCAGCACGAACTGAGTGCTCCAAGTAAGTTGCCTTTGAATTGATTGGTGAGCGTGGCTTTGTGTAAGCAACTGATTGCGCTGCTACTAATGCCACAGGCTCAGACTTTGCAGCTTCTACCGCTTCGGTTGCGATAGGAGCATCTGAAGTTATATCAGACACTTTGTCCTCCTGTGTTGTTGTATCCTCAGCGGTTGCTTCGGAATTCTCTGGTGTATTTGTTGCAACTACGCTTTCAACTTTTGCTGAGGCAATTGCGGGATCAGACACTAAACTGACTTCTTGTAAAGAACTTTTTGAAATAACCATTGCGCCATCTTTGTTATCCCATGCATCAACCATTACGCCAACAGAAAATCCATCTCTTAATCCTGTGGCTGCTTCCTCAAGAGCATCATCAGCTGCAAAAGTTTTCGCTAACTTAAATGTTCCCTCTAAGCCTTGATCGTTTGCAGTAATATCAATTAACTTGCCAAGTGGGCGTGTTTTGTCATGCTCTAATAGCAATTTGACAGGCTTTGAAAAATCAATGCTGTCTTTAGCAAATACAGTCTTTCCTGCTGATGTATTTCCTGCTTCGTTCCAACTAACGATAGTTCCAGAGATAGTTCTCTTGTTTGTATCGGCAGCAGTTATTGTTATTGGGAAGTTAATCTTCATCGGATTAAGTCCTCCTCCTCTTGGATTTGTTCGATGCTCATTGCACCGATGCGGTTTAGGATTTCATAAACTTGAGCACGCTCTAATGCTGAACCTCTCAAGAAATCGTCAATATCTACGCGAACCTCTACGCCGTTTGGCACAAAATCCGCAGCGGATAATCTTTGCTCAATCGGTGTTATGATATTTCTCAAACTGAAATCAATAAGGGCTTTGCGCTCCATGATAGTTGTGCTATATGTCATGCTTGTTGTTTCAGCAGATAAAAATGATGCCGGAATGCCAACTGCTCTTGCAATTTCTGTTGCAAGGTATTGGCGTGCTTCATTTAGTTGTAATTTTTGTGGATCGAAGCCTAATGCAGTTAATTCAACATCAGCATTTAAGAATGCAGTTGCTCTTGTGTTTCTAGCAACTTTCCAACTTTCAAGAAGTTTTGTAATTCGCTCTGGTGCAAGATTTGTTCCATTTGATTTTAACACCATTGTAGGAACTGGTTCTTTAGCGTATAATTCAGCCGCCTTTTCTAATTCTTGAGCAGCTCTAATTGTGCGACCTGCGCGATTTAATACACCTTCATCTAATCCACTAAATACAATTAAAGATCCAATGCCTGATGCTGGAACATGCATTCCATCAACCATGTATGAAGTAATTTCAGTTTGATTTGCATTTAGATTGTAAGTAACTCGATCAGGTGCAACTCTTGTCCATGCACGAACTCGACTGTTATCTGATGCAGCATAACTATCTAAGACTTGACCATAAGCAACACCATGAAATAACAAGTCCTCAGCAATCCATGCATAAATTGCTGATCCTGCAATTCTTGGATCTGGTTGCATAATTACTCTTGGTGGATCTAAATGTTCTTTTGTAAAATGATTATATGTTTCTAAAGGTAGTGATCCAATTGTTGAACAAATAATGTTTCTTGCTCTTGCAACTGATGGAACTGACATTGCTTGTTCACGCGTTGCAGTTTGTGCTCCATAAAATAATCCGCCAACAGCTGATTGCAAATTGTAAGGAGTGTTGGCAGCAGCGACATCCATTTGAACTGTTGGTGTCTGATTTGTCAGAAATCTATCGAATAATCCCATTAGTGTATAATATACCATAAAGTTAAATTTAAGCGATTTGTATGTCTGTTTCAGTTTCAGGTTGTGTCGCAAAATATGTAACTAATGCTGATGCCACACTTGCGCAGACAGCGACCCTACTAGCCCTCCTTCCAATAATCCAAGATCCATCGCCAAATGGCAATTTAGCAGCTGATAATGTTTGTTGCGTCAATTCCTCTTGCCCTGAATGCTGAAGCCTGTGCGAGTTAATTGCACCGAGCCACCTGTCGCAAGATTCTGCATAGATACCTCCGTCCATATCAGTAACTTGGATTCCGGCAGAATTTAGACGGCTCGCAACTGCTTGGCTAGTTCTTTTGCTATAAGCCACAGTTTGCGTGTTGTATTTTCTAACATAAGGCGCGATGTCGTTTGCGACTGCTAAATCGTTTAAGCTGTAATCGTTTGACCAAGTGTGAAGCAATTGAATGTAAAATCTCTCACCTGATAATCTTTGAGCAGCAACTAATGCACCAAATTTACGATCTGGACTTAAATCTAATCCAAGCCAAGTAGGTTGTTCAGGATCTAGCGGAATTGCATCTATCTGGCACATTGCCCACTTTTGCGCATCTATTGCTGAGTTAATCGTATCTACCCATTGAGCCAATACTTCGGTTCTTACAATATCTGGAGGATCATTAATAACTGCTTTCAAGTTATCTGGATGAATTGTTATTCCTAATGATGGGTTGGCTTGAGCAAATGCACTCCAGTTCATCTCGCCTGACGGAAGCAAGATAGGAGCATCAGGTTCTGCACTCCACTCAAACCAACCTATCGGATCGTTGGTTGTAGCTGAAGCCAACGCCCTCTCACGCAATTTGTTTAGGATTACGGAATGTTGATCACCAGCTGAGGAATAAATCCATACCTGCGGATTTTTAGCAGCCATCATTGAGTAACGCATTGATGACCAAGCATCCTCATCTTTGTATTCTCTCAATTCGTCAAGGTGAATAGTTTCAGGTTTGCTCAAACCTCTAGCTGCATTGTTTGCAGCCTTTACAACAAACCGCCTGTTACCAAATAATTCAATTTCTTCCGCGCCATGTTGCCACCGGATTTTCTTTACTTCCTTTTCCAACTTTGGATTTGTTTCAATCAAGCCAACGATCTGTCTAAATGTTTCTAGTGAGGTTGTAAGTCTGTGAGCTGATGCAAGTTGTAAGCCTTCGCCCCACACAAACATTCCTGTCAAAATCCTGAGCATCATTAAAGTTGATTTACCTTGCTGGCGTGCCATGATCAACCCAAGTTCAGAATGAGCCCAACGACCATCGGCTCGAATTTTGTGACCATGAATGCACACAAAGCGTTGCCATTCCATAAGGTTGATCCCAAGTTCGCTTGCAAAATCGATCATCTCTTGACCTTTAGACGGCAAATCACTAAGTTTTGAGTGAATACGCGGTGTTTGCACACCTCCTAATCCCAAATAAGCCTGATCTACGCTTATCTCTCCCGTTTCAAGGTTGATCAATCTGATCCAGTCTGATCGTGGCTGATCGAGGTGTTTTGTGGGTTAGAAAAGGAACGGGGGGTCGGTGGTGTCCTTGTGCTCACAAAAAAACGCCCACCCTTAGATAAATTACATCTTCGACAACTTGCAACTAAATTCTCATCACTATCATTTCCTCCAAGCCTACGAGGAACTACATGATCTACTGTGGTTGCTTCTTGATTGCAATATTGACAGATGAACTGATCCCTACGCAGAATGCGACTTCGTATTGATCGCCAATGTCTGGTAGATCCAGTATCTTTTAAAGCTGATTTACTCAATACCATCCCTTAATCTTATGATGTGCTAAAGCATTACATGGATTAGAGTATCGCTTCTCAATGTATTTTAATTGCCAATCAATCTGTTTGTATCCATCTACTCTTGATAAGTATTTAGATCTACCTTGAGGAATACCATAATGACTACCATTCTTGGCTTTAGGATCCCATCTACTTTCTTTGTAATTCAATTCATCTAAACAATAGAATTGATCAATATCATTAAGCTGTATGAAAGCCCATTGTCTGTAATGATTTGTTTTATCAAGAGCTGCGGAATTAGTCTTTTGAAAGGCTATTGTCATTACCAATGACAGAGATATCACCAAACCAAACCTTGCGATCTTTCTGCTTCGCAGATCGCCCTTTCGCTCTGAAAGCGAATTTGCGTTTAAGGGTATCACATCACTCCAAATTTAATAGAATTATCGCGTGTCTTAGGCTCATCCAATAATAGTTGTAAAGCATGATAAGCCTGTTGTGGAACTACACCATTACCAAGCATTTTAAGTTTTTGTGCTCTACTTAAATCTAAATCACTTACCCAACCGCCTGGTAAACCCATCATGTATTCAACAAACTTTACATTTAACCTACCTTGATCCAATGGATCCGGAACTGTTTGTCTATCCATCGAACTGCTAAACCTGTGCTCATGCCTGGTTTTCCCTTGGTTTTCCCCTGGTTGTAATCCTCTACTCTTTCCTTGTAAGCATAAAGCGGTTCGTCGTGGTTTCTTACATGCATCACAGTTGGAGTTGGTAGAACATCCATCGACCTCAAATTTGGTGACTGTCGCCTCAGATCTGCCTGACTGCCCCGATTGGCATCCACAGTTAATGGAGTAGGCAACAATGAATAATCTCGCCCTTTGGTGGGGTGCGCCAACATCACTAGCTCGAACAACACGCCATTTTGCATCATACCCATTTTTGGTGAGGTCGCCAAGAACTTCTTTGAAACCGAGGCTGAGATGCCCTCTGACATTTTCCAAGACAATGATTTTAGGTCGTAAGATGCTAATTCCTTGTAGTATGAATGGCCAGATATGTCTTTCATCATTTTCTCCTTTTCTATAACCTGCATGGCTAAAAGGCTGACAAGGGTAGCCAGCTGTAAGAATGTCTATTGGCTCTAATAAAGCCCAATCAATTTGTTTAATATCACCAAGATTAGGTTTATTAAATCTTTCCTGGATAAGCATTGATGCATTCTTATCATTCTCAGCACACCAAACCATTTCAGCATCAAAATATGCTTCAACTGCCATATCTAAACCACCATAACCAGTGCATAAAGATCCAATTTTCATTTTGCTCTAATCAATTCACAGGTATGACAAGGATGATCTACAAATTGCCATGATCCACACTTATCACATCGGATAACAGGCTCTTGAGTGTCAGTTGCTTCGGCTAGATTCTTTGTGCCAATAGCGCAACATTTAAGGCATTGATAAACCCTAAAGCCATCAGCTGTGTCGTAGCCATCCATCCAAATAAACTCTGAATTGGCTGAACAAAAGTTGCATCTAAACTTCATTTTTTGCCAGCCCATCCTGTTCCCTTGAAGATTGCTGGAACTGCAGAATAGACACGCCTTAATTGTTTGCCACATAGTTGACAATGAGGGATTTTATGATCCATTGGAAGATCGACTATAATCGTCGTTCCCTCATTGACACACATGAATTCGTAATTCGGCACTATGGAATTCGATTGATTGAATGACAGGAATAGCATCGAAGCAGATCGCCCTCATGAAGTAATCTGTCATCGTTGCATGTATCACAAACAATCGTTGATGGTTCGACCCTAACTCCGTTATCTGTGAAAGTAGCAGTTAGACCAGAGCCATCAATCATTATCATTTCACCCATTTATTCACCTCCTTCAAAATACCATTTACCATTAGTTGTAAGTTTTGCCCATTTAGGATCGCATTGTTTTGCTTTACATACATAACCATAATATGGCTTACCTCCTTTAGAGATACCTTCTTTAAGAATATGACCATGCTCGCAAGCAGGTGGTTCATTAGGTGTTGACGATCCAATTGAATCTACAACTTCGCTAACTGTCCACTGCTGCGGATCAGCTTCTTTATTTTCAACTGCAAAACTTGCTCTGAGAGCATCTTCGACAGCTGCTGATCTTGTTGCCGGTGGTGAGTATCTGCGCTCTGCTAACTTCTTCTCGTATTGATTTGGTTCAGAATTATTTACCTTAGCCATTTCTTCTCTTGAAGCGCGTTTACCTTTAGCCGCGAAACCAGCATTTGCGAGCGCACGACCGATCGCTGAAGTTTCACAATTCTCCAATGCAGAAGTGCTATTAACACCTTTCTCTGTAATCGTTTCGAAAGCAAGACCAGTGGCGCATGGCTTGGGATCTGCTTCCGTTTTGAATAGTTTGCAAAATACAATGAATCGAGTGTTTGATGCCTCGATAAGTTCTGTTTCCACTCTGGAATCTGGGTATTGTCCATGCCATTTTTCCAATCTTGTTTCAACGGTTTCGTAATCCTGTAAGTTAAACATTAGTCCTCCCAGTTTTCATCTTGGATTGCATCAAGCACAGTTTTATAGACAGATCCATAGGCAATGAAATCTTTGATACTGTCGTAATGATCTGGGGTTTCACTAAGCCTAGAAACCTTGACCAACGCCATACATAAAGCAGCTTGATGTGGTGTAATTGGGAAATCGAGATAAGCAGACCATAAGCCTGCAATTCTTTTGTGGTTATAGTATGGATGTCCATAGACACTTCCGCGCTGTTGGATCGTAGTAATGACCTCATCAAACAGGCTTTCAGTTTTTGTCATAATCAAATACTTCATCAGACTTAATCTTGGTGTTGATCATTCTGCGATGGAGATCAAACCCGTCTTTCCTCCCACGCCAATAGTGGGTTTGCTTTGCGTTTTCGTGTATTGCGTAAGCCCAGATGATCAAGACCATCGATGCGACCCACAATAGACCAGCTTCTTTTAGTGTCATGTTGCTCCCTTACATATCCACAACGGTTGTGAATACATAAAGTATGACTTAAAGCAATGACCTTTGGTTAATTACTTTGGGCGTGTTTTATAACGATTAGATAACGCCAATATCCTCAAATTCATCGATATGATCATCAATCGAACGATCCCGATAGTCGGTTTCAAGCCCCATACGACTTTCCAAGAGCCGTGAAACTGCCATCTTTGTTAATCGGAATAAGAGTTGGGGTCATGTTTTTTCCATTCCATTCAAGGATTGCGATACCCATCTGCCAATTAGCCACAGTTCGCGTATAAGAGGCTTTTGCCTTATTCATAAGGTTTCCTACCTCAATGCCATATAAAGGTCTGTAATGACCTCCTATGCCCTCTGAATAGGCACTCATGCCCAACCTGTGCGTGTGTCCAATAACGCAACTTTTGCCCGTTTTACGACTAAGGTTTAACGCCGTCATTCCAGCATTTGGATTGGCATTGCCTTCATCGCCATGAGCCAATACCCAGCCCTTTTCAAATTCGTAAAATGTCTTATGAAATGTTATGCCTAGATTCTCAAAGTCCATGAACTTTGCGTATTGTAATTCCGGAAGGCTGATCAAGCCCGGCACTTTTAAGAGAGTGTTATAAAGGCGATCAGTATGATTACTGCGGACAATATGAGCCTCTTTAGCATTTTCAGTTAATGCCCAAAGGATCTCTTGAGTAGCTGTGCGATCTTCATCAAGAGTTTGCTGATAAGCCAAAGGTGTTTTCTCAGCCCATCGAGAAATGGTTTGAAAGTCAATTTCATCGCCAACACATAGAACGCTGTCAAACTTTTCGCGTCTTGCAAGTTTAATGACATTCTTAACTGCTGCTTCATGATGGTATGGAATTTGAAGATCGCTGATAACTAAATATCGCTTAATCGTCATCCTCATCGTCAGTTGGATCTATGGAAGGAATAATCCCACCATCGCCTACGACCCAATCAGGAAAAGTCTTATGCTCTGTCATTAACCAGAATGCGTGCTCTGGTGTAAATCCTGCTTTACGAGCTGCTTTATAACATTCGTGCAACGCAATGTAATGCGCATCAATCTTTGTTGGATCAGGAGTTTGGCGAACGACTCGACGATTGATCTTTTTGCGTTTGATAGGTTTTCGTGTGTTCGCCATAAAATAAATTATCGCTTAACTATTAAAGAATACAGATCATCAACACGCTGTTCTAATCTGCTTAATTGATCCTTCATGCTTGAGCCACCATTAGGTTTGAGTTCTTGCAAGTAGGATTTAATAACCCAGCGCAGACCCACTAATAAACTTGTAGATATGGCGCATACGCCAACGGCTATACCAACCCATTCGTTTGCCGTCATTTCGCATTAACGCCATAATCAACTTCTTTGCCTGAACTTGGATCAATTGCTTTAGCAACAGGTGCAACTATTGAACCTAGCAGAATTGCATACTCTGGTCGGATATCAGCTGCAATTGCTAACAAAACAGTAATACCGGAAGCTGCAACAGCTCTTAGATATGACTTAATTGCTGCTTTGTGTTTGTTAGTTAGTTTCATTATTTGCCTCCTAGTAGTGGGATGTTAAAGAACTCGCCTGTTTGATTTGGTTTGAATGAAACATGCAAATGCCTGTGGTGTGAATTTATGCCTCTGTATTTGCGCCACTTCCAACCCAACAATGGCGATGCAATCTTGCCAACATGTATTATGTAACTAATTCGCTTATCGGTTTTTGCAGCAACTCTAATTTGCTCGGCTAAATAAATGCTCATCTCAGGCTGATCGCATAACTTGGCATCGACATCGATAGCACAAACTTCACCCGTTTTAGGCAACGGGTTGTGATCGCTTTTGGTGTTTTGATGCTTTTCGTTCCCGATCCAACCATCCGACTTACGAGATCTATCGGCAAAACTGTCGTCAATCTGCTCACGCATTTGAACAGCAGCTTTAGATAACCAAGCCTTCATTAGCCAAGTATCGTTTTAAGTTCATCAGCAGTTAAACCAATGCGATCAAGGATTTCTGCTTTAGCAATTGCTTTCGCTTTCGCTTGCTCTTCAATTGCTTCACTGTTTTTTTGATCTGCTTTATATTGATCAAACTCAATATCATTCATTTCTCTATCAACAATTTCGTCTGTTGAAATATCATGTATTCTTACCATAGGTCTTTTCATTATTTCACCCCATATACATAAACAGTTCCACTTGACCACGATCCTGAACTTACATTGAAGCCAACGCTAGTAATTGCAGCGGTTGAAGCAAAAAGTAAATTTGAAAAAAAGATTCTAGAACCTCTGTTTAGATTTCTAAGCATTACAATTTTATTTTCAGTTTGTGAATATCTTGGAATATGAATGTATAAATATACTGAATCATTGTAACTGCTGGTTGTTCCAACTTGAAATGCACTTGCATTATTGGCATATCCACCATCAACTGACGGAGAAATAAAATTCATTTGTGCTGTGTAATAATCCGTACCAGTAGTATTTCCATTTAGAAAAATGTTACCACCAGCTAGTGCGCTATTAACACCATTTGTGCAAATTAAAACTAAATCTGTATAAGAACCACTAATACCTGAAATAGTAGAGGTAGCACCGCTTAAAGTGTGGGTTGCCAATAAAGTCATACCACCACCACCAGCAGGGGTAACCCACTCTGGAGCAGTTGCACCAGAATTTACTTGAAGAACTTGTCCTGCTGTTCCAAGCCCTAATCTAGTTTTAACATTTGCAGTTGATGAACGATAAGCAATATCGCCAAGAGTTGTTTCAGGATTTAAGTTTTTTGTTGTTGTATCAACAGATGATCCAAGCGTGCGAATAGCAGCTGCGCCATCTTTTACAAGGCTAGTGTCATCTGGAGTGACCCAGCCATAATTGGTAGTGGTTGCCATATTGTCCTATTCTTAGGATACGATTGTAGCGTATTCCCATGTCAATGTTGCGCTTAAAGTGTTCCATGCCTCGCCAATTGGCACAGTATCCCAACGACTTGCAAACTGGCTAAATGCCACAGGCGATAGATTGATCGTTAGGAATAACTCATTAAACCTAGTGCTCCATGACCATCCTTCAACATATCCTTCAAATTCACCTGTTGAAATTTGAGCAGGTAGGTTTTGGATGTTTAGCGGTTGCCCCATGAATACGCCTAGCAAATTATCCCGATCACTATTATCAATCTCTGGATTTGTGATTGGGAAAGTAATGCTCTGGAATGCTGGTAAAGGAAAGGCTCTTTGAGCAATATAGCGATCTGCCACAGATTGAGCATCTACTGCTGAATGGATGGTTGATTGGATACTTTCGGCTTTGTAGCCATAAATTGCAATTGATGTTGAAGATGTTGCTGTTTCTTGTGAGCCAAAGTTATTGCCATAGTTTATGTAGATATCATTTCGAATATCACCTGATCGAGTGATTGTGCTAAGTCCTTGACCTAAAGCATGACGAGCATCAAGATCAACATATCCATTAGCTGTTAAATAAGTTTGGCGATGGTCTGCATCGGCATAACCTATGTTTCCTTCATTGTCCTCAAATAAATATCCAAATGCTGAATTTGCAATGATGCTTGCAATGTTATAAACAGTATCTGGGTCTGCTGCTCTATTTTCCATTGTGTATAATCCTGGAGTATCAATCTCACCAAGTCCTTGAACTAATGCATTACTCCATATTTCAGTTGCATCATATCCTGCCCAAGTTGTAGCTGCTGGCACATCATTCCATGATCCAGCTAATACGCTAGACAATAAATCATCAATTTGGTTGCCATCCTCATCTTGAGAAAGAGTTCCGTTATAAATTTCTTTTGCTAACTTAACAAGTGATCCCATTGCAAGAACTGAGTATTCAACAACAGTTGCAATTCCTCCTGTTGCGCCAACGCTAACAGTAAGATCAGTTATATCGCCACCAAATAAATTAACATAAGTTCCTGCTGAATTCTTGACTTGCAAACTTAAACTATCGTTAATGTCAAATGGCAAAGTTTGACCAGACAACGCCACAAATGTGATTTGCAAATAAGATGGATTTGGTTGCTGATAAATATCTGTGCGACCAGCCTCATGCTGAATATCGCTTATTGCAATGTCAGTATAATCCACACCAGCGACAGTTAATTTCCAATCTGGCGACCAAGCAGTCATTATCCTGCTGCTGCCTTAATTGCTTGATAACTTAGTGCTGGAGTTGATCGGGCTGCGCTTTGATTAACTACTTTTGCCACAGCTCTTGCAGCACCTTCGCCATCTATTGCATTGACTGTGATATTGACTGGATTGCCTGAGCCATAACTAAAATTAGATCCGCCTTTAGGAACTGCTGGCAATGATGATCTACCTGCTGATGGTGCTGGGTTAGGTAATGCACCGATATTAACTCCGGGAATTATATTAACTGCTCTAATAAGTTCATTTGCAAGTGATACAACTAAGCCAATTGCTTCTCTTAAAAATGTGATAAATCCTGAAATAATGCCTGAGATACTTGCAATTGTTCTGCCAAAACTTGCAGCACCTTGTTGAGTTTGTGTCAATGCTGCATTTAATCCTGCATCGCCTGTAAGTCCTGCAATAAATCCGTTTAATGTTGGAATGCCTTTGTCATTTAAGAAGGTAATAAATTGCTCGACAAATGGCAACAATGCAGATCCTAAACTTTCCTTAGCTTCATCAAATGCAACAGTTAATCGATCAATCTTGCCTTGGAATGTTTCTGCGTTTGTAGCAGCTGCGCCACCATAAAGTTCTGCAAGTTTTGCTTGCACCTCAGTAAATGACAATGTTGATAATTCTGCTTTAGATAAGCCAAGTCCTAATCTGCCTAAAGATGTAACATTGCCATCCTGCGCACGTCCTAACGCGTTGGCGACTTGCTCTAAATCTTTACCAGATGCCTTACTTATGTCTAAGGCTAGTGTTAATAATTTTTGTGCTTCCTCAGTATCTTTAGTAGATACAGCCAATCTTTGTAATGCCGGTCTAAGCTGATCATCGGCAACACCTGTGGCAAGTGATGTTTGAAGGATCATGTCCTCAGTCGCCTTTATTTGAGCATCAGTAGCACCTGTGGCAGCCCGTAATGCATTGGCTAATCTAAGTTGTGCAGCCTCATCCTCTATTGCAGCCTTGACCCCATCAACGGCTAATTTAGTGCCATAGGCAACGGCAGCAGCAGCAGCAACGGCAAATGCAGCAGCAGCCTTTTTTCCAAATGCCGCTATTTTTTGGCTGTTAGTTTCAACCGCATTGTCAGCTTGATCTAACTTCTTTTTTAAGTCATCAATATCCGCAAGGATCTTGAGCGATAAAGTTCTACTATCTCTTGCCATTATGACCACTTATCCAAAATGCGATTGTATGCAGCTTCCCATCGGTTAATCAATTCAGGCTGAATTCTGCGAAGCGTTGGGTAGATAAACCAGCCACGCGAACCTCTGCCTTCCCGTCCTGAATATGCAGGAAACTGTTTGAACTTATTAGATCCAAACTCAACACCACCCCATAAGGTTTGCGTGTTAGCCCCACCTGAAAACTTCTGTCGTGCAAAACCATATTTGAACTCACCGATTTTACTTGTCTTTGAAATGCTAACTCCGTCTGCAACTCTCTGCGCAACCTTGCCTGATTTTGTTCTGCCTCTAGCTGCCGTTTTAATTTCCTCAGCTGCATAAGTCGCCAAAAGATTAGATTGAACTCTTGCCTCTTCAGTCGCTTGCGCATCCATAACTTTGAAAGCCTTGAGAATATCGCGTATGTCATTGCGATTGTAAGCAATTGTTTCACTTGCCATACCTCGCCTCCAATACTTCGATCGCTGTCATTATGTCGTCTGCATCAACCCATTCACTCATTGGTATGTTGGTGGCAATTGCCAACTCAACCAATAATCTGCTTAGGCTTCCTGCTGGATGACTTTTGGGTCTGCATCACCGACTATTACATCGGCAATAGTTTCCATCCAAGCATCAAATGGTTTAACTGGTTTTCCAGCAGCTTCACGCTTATGAGCGTTGTATGCTAAAAACATTAGATCCCACATTCCAAGTTTTTCTTTTGCTTGGCTTATGGTGTGCCCAGTTGATTTTTCCCACTTAGCCCACTCAGGCGGTTGGGCAATGTAAGTTGCTTGCTCGCCTGAGTTGTATTCAATTGTGATTGGTAACTTCATTTTTTTGCTCCCGTTTTTTTATTATAGTGATTCTGTTACTGCACCCTTAGATACTTTGAAAGTAAATGTTGCAGTTTGTGCATCTGGTGCTGTTCCGCCAACTGGTGCTGGATAAGCTGGTAGGCAATCAAATGCAAAAGTGTGTCCTGATGTAACTGTCATTGTAACTGTGAAAGTTGTATCTGGTGCGCTATCTGCTGCATTCCATAAAGCCTCGCATACTGAATTTGTCTTGCCCCAGTCTGCTAAAAGTTCCATTGTGAATTCTGCTTCAACATTGGTTGTTTTGTAAGCCTCACCATCAAGTGTTTGATAGGTTTGACGATCAATTGTTTTTGTTAAAGTCGCTGAAAGTGCTTGTGCATCAATGTCTGTTCCGAGTGAACCTGAAAAAGACAGCGATACATCGCGACCGGTAATTACTTGGGTTGCCATGATTACTCCTTATATTGTTCTTGTGTAGTAGGTAGAAACTCGAACATCTGCAATTAGCAGCGTTGATGCTCCAACTGTTGTTACTGTTGGTCTTTCGACCGAACTGACAATATATCCTGTTGGAATTACTGCCAGAACACTTATTATTAATTGCTCGATATTGTCGAGGGATGCAGGATTGCTGTTATATGCAACCGCAACTGAAATTGTAAAATTAATCTTTGCACGAATGTTTGATTTACTGATTGTTTCAAATTCTAAATATGGGCTATCTGGAACAACTACTACAGCTGGTGGAATAACTGTTTCAGGCACAAATGAATACACATTTCCTGCAACGCTAGATAAAGCGGTTGCTAAAGGTGTTCTAATCTGTTCAAGTATTGTTTGGTTAGCCATTTATTGACACATGCTTTCGGTGTCTATGTAACTTCCCAATATGCCCACGCACTTATTGAAAAGCGATCTGCCCATGCGGAAGGGCGTACTGGTAAAATCGACACCCTCTATTTGTCCTCCACCTGCAAGTCTGGCTTGGAAGACTTCAACTGAAACTGTGTAACAGGCTGATTGAACAGCTGCATTTCCAACATAAGTTGATCCGCCAGAAAGGGCAGCAACTCCGGATGGGATGACATTAGCCTCGAGTATGTCGGCATTAGTGATCGATTGCGAAAAGGTATATTGTCCAAGATTATCTGCCAACACAACTCTTGTTCCGTTGTATGGTG